CCATGCACACATAGTGAGAAGACACGTTACGGTCAGGGTACGTTTCCGTGGGAGCTAAGGGCCAAAGGTGCTAATGAACTAGCAGACTTTACCCCAGAACTAGATTGGGAAACTCTACGTGCTAATATGAAGCAGTATGGTGTTCGCAATGCTACACTTATGGCCATTGCTCCAGTAGAATCTTCTAGTGTTGTTATTAACAGTACTAACGGAATTGAAATGCCTATGAGTCTTATTAGTACAAAAGAATCAAAGGCAGGCAGTTTCACACAGGTCGTTCCAGAATATCACAAGTTAAAGAATAAGTATCAATTAATGTGGGAACAAACAGATTGTGTTGGATACTTAAAAACAGCGGCTGTGTTGGCCGCGTATGTTGACCAAAGTATTAGTACAAATACATTCTATAATCCAGCACACTTTTCAGAACGCAAAGTGCCAACTACACTAATTGCTAAAAATTTAATGCAGGCCCAATTGTGGGGATTAAAAACATTTTATTACAGTCTTATCAATAAACAGGGCGCCAAAGCCCCTACAGAAGTTATTGCTGAAGCGTATATAAATGGACATTTTATTGACCTTGAAGAAGATTGTGAGGCCTGCAAACTATGAATCAAGAACTTACAACAGATGATTTAATTGTAACATGGTTAAATTATTGGGGTATTAATAATATCCCACTAATTGAAGAAGAGGCAAAATCGTATATACTACAAGCATTGAGTGACGAAAATACTATCAAGGTTTATCTTGATGATGAAGGTGCATTAATAATCGAAGGTGATTGATGAGCATAAAACAATATAATTTAAACACAAAGACAGATTATCTAAATCGAAAGATGTTCTTGGACCCTGCTGGCCCTGTTACTATTCAACGTTTTGAAGAAGTAAAGTATAATAAAATTGCAGACTTTGAAAAGACAGCAAGAGGTTTCTTTTGGGTTCCAGAAGAAATCAGTCTAAGCAAAGATGCTAACGATTTTAAGGATGCATCAGATGCAGTTAAACATATCTTCACTAGCAACTTGCTTAGGCAAACTGCTCTTGACAGTCTGCAAGGTCGCGGCCCAAGTCAAATCTTTACTCCGGTCGTAAGCCTTCCAGAATTAGAAGCACTAGTTTATAATTGGACATTCTTTGAAACAAACATTCACAGTCGTAGTTACAGTCACATTATTCGCAACATTTATAATGTACCTAAGGAAGTGTTTAACACTATTCACAGTACTAAAGAAATAGTTGATATGGCAAGCAGTGTCGGTGCTTACTATGATAAATTACATTTAATCAATTGTGTAGTGGAAACAGGTGAAAAGATTGATGAAGAAAAACATGTCAAAGCAATCTATCTAGCACTACATGCCAGTTATGCACTAGAAGCATTCCGCTTTATGGTATCCTTTGCTACAAGCCTAGCAATGGTTGAGAACAAAATCTTTATCGGTAATGGCAACATTATCAGTTTGATTCTACAAGACGAGCTATTACACAAAGGATGGACAGCCTGGATTATTAATCAAGTAGTCAAAGAAGATCCACGCTTTGCTCGTACTGCACAAGAATGTCAAGAAGAAGTTATACAAATTTACAAAGATGTTATACGTGAAGAAAAAGCCTGGGCAGACTATTTGTTCCAAAAAGGTCCTGTTATTGGACTTAATGCTAACATTCTAAAAGATTTTGTCGATTACACAGCAGTTGGTGCTTTAAAGGATATCGGCATAAAATATTGGGCACCTGCTCCAAAATCAACTCCGATACCATGGTTTAACAAGCATAGCGACACAAGTAAAAAACAAACAGCGTTGCAAGAAAATGAGTCTACCAATTATGTGATCGGAATTATGAGTGACACGATAAATTATGAAGAGCTACCTCAATTTTAAGGATAAAAAATGAAAGCAGTTGTATGGAGTAAAAATCATTGCCCGTTTTGTGATCAGGCTAAGGGCCTACTCAAATTAAAGGGTATTGAAGTTGAAGAAAGAAATATTAATAACGGTTGGACTAGGGAAGCATTGTTAGAAGCAGTACCCAACGCCAGAACTGTACCACAAATCTTTTTAGATGATAAATTAATAGGTGGATATACCGAACTTCAAAAATATTTAGAAAAGGAAAAACATGCTAATTGAAAACGAAACTAAACCTGGACAGATTGTTACAATCAAATTAACCAGCGGTGAAGAAATTATTGCAAAGTTAGAAGAAAATACTGCTAATACACTTAAAGTATCTAGACCGGTAGTTTTAACAATGACACAAAACGGACTAGGAATGGCGCCATATCTATTTACTGTAGATATTGATACATTAGTCCGAATAGATAAAAAAGTATTAGTAGTACTTGAACAAACAGAAACTGAAGCTGCCGAACAGTATAATAAAGCAGTAGATGATTCTCGTCTTGCAGAAGTAACTAAAAAGAATAAAAATGCGGCCATGGGTGTAGCACCTAAGGTTAGCCCAGAAAAGGTATAATTAGACTATGCCATCAATAGCAAGAGATGGAGATCCTACTACTACAGGACATGGATGTGATGCTACCACTACTGTAACCGGACCTTCAGGCAATGTTTTTGCTAACAATATTGGTATTGAAAGACAAGGAGATCCAACTTCTGCCCATACCATTCCATCAGGTAATTCTTGTGTTCCGCACAGTGCCGTGATAAATGTAGGTTCTGGTAATGTGTTTGTAAACAGTATACCTGTTGCTCGGGTAGGTGATAGTACAGATAGTGGAAGCATAACGTCTGGGTCTCCTAATGTTTTTGCCAATTGATTTGACAAAACTGATCTCTTGTTTTAATATAAAACAATCTACGAACATTACAAGGAGATATTATGTCAAATAGATATTCAGATTTTACCAAAATTATAGAAGCAATGGAAAGCGACTTCGAAAAATTTTATGATAAAGAAGTAGGTGCCGCAGGTACTCGTGTACGCAAACATTTGCAAGAATTAGCAAAACTCTGTAAAGAAGTACGTAACGATGTTACCGCAGTTAAAAACGCTCGTAAAGAGGCATCGGGCAAATAAACTGCTAATTTAGTCAACAAAAACCGGGCTAAATACGTTATAGTATTACAGTCTAGGAGATTGATATGAAAAAATTGTTAGCTGTTTTATTATTGGTTGTTAGTGGTGCCGCAATGGCACATGGCCCTCATGGTTATTGGCACCACAACAACGGCGGTTGGAATTGGATGGCACCGGCAATAATTGGCGGTATCATAGGTTATGAAATTAGTCGCCCACCTGTTTACACATCTCCACCAGTTGTCATTCAGCAGCCTCCAGTTGTTGTCCAACAAAATCCTGTTATTATACAAGGACAAAATTGTAGTCCTTGGACACAAATACAAAATCCTGACGGAACTATAACTACTACAAGGACCTGTACACAATAATGGCTTATTCAGAACAAGTTATTGATCATTACGAAAACCCTCGTAATGTAGGTAGTTTTGCTAAAGATGAAGAAGGTGTAGGTACAGGTATGGTAGGTGCACCTGCCTGCGGCGATGTTATGAAACTTCAAATTAAAGTAAATAATGATGGAGTCATAACAGATGCCAAATTTAAAACGTATGGTTGCGGAAGCGCGATTGCGTCGAGTTCGCTCGTTACTGAATGGGTTAAGGGACGGACACTTGACGAGGCGGCAAAGATCAAAAATAGCGAGATTGCTACTGAGCTTGCCCTCCCCCCTGTTAAAATTCATTGTTCAATACTTGCAGAAGATGCGATCAAAGCGGCCGTAAATGATTACCGTAACAGACACAGCCAAAGAAAAAATCAAACAGTTACTGGCTAAAAGAGGCCAGGGCGTAGGCATAAGGATAGGAGTCAAAACCACAGGATGTAGCGGTTTGGCTTATACCTTAGAATATGTTAATACATACACGCCAGAACCGGGCGTGACTAACTTTGCTCAACCGGATTTTGTAGTCCTAATTGATGCCAAAAGTCTAGTATATTTGGACGGGCTAACAATAGATTGGGTTCGCAATGGACTCAATGAAGGATTTGATTTTAAGAATCCAAATGAGCGCG